TTCCTGCGCCGCTCGGCGGCCTGGCGGCGGGCGGCGCGGTCCTCGGCGTCATCGTCATCCCAGGGCGTGTCATCGGCGCGGACGGCGCCGGCGGCACGTCTCACCAGCACATCCAGCATGATTTGCGCCTTGGCAGGCTCGATCGCCCAGGCGGCGCCAGCCACCCAGCTCAACAGGCGTAGATATCGCATGGACTATTCTCCAGGTGCCGGCAGCATGCGGCGGGCGAGGACGTTTTCCAGGGCAACTAGCAGCGCGCCGCCGGGCTGCGGCTGTTGCGGCTGGCCACGCTGCTGCAGCTGCGCGCGATCGGTGCCGGACGGCACCATGTTCAGCGGCTCCAGATAAATATCGCCATTGGCGATCGGATTGAGGTTCTCCAGCCGGCGGATGTCGTTGACGCTGAGCCAGCCCCAATTGCGTGCTTGCGCATAGCTCTCATAGCGGGACTTCAGATCGCCGCGCAGCAAGCCGGCGACATTGTGATGCGCGTAGAGGTTCGGATCGGTGAGCAGGTCGCGCTTGATCGCCTGTTCCCACATCACGATCCACGGCATCAGCGTGTCGGTGACGAACTCCAACGCCTGGTGCTCAATATTGTTGTTGGTAGCCTGGTCGAGCAATCCGACCTTGTGCGGCTGCATGCGCCACAGCCGGCAGATCGACAGCGCCACTTCCTTATAGGTCTCGATGAACTGCGCGGCCTTATTGTTGGTCACGATCGGCGTGAACTTGCCGCCGTCATCGATGACCGCGACCTTTCCGCGGTTCCGGCCACCGAAAAGGCGCTGGTATTTTTCGCGCAGCTTCTCGGCATCCTCCAAAGTCTTGAGCTTGGCGGCATATTCAACGACACCGCCCGGCGTGGCGTCGTTCTGGAAGAACCGATAGGTGAAATCCTCCATTTCGATCGCCCGGCTGAACACACGATAGCCGGTTTCCAGCATCGACTTGCCGCGCAGATTATCCCGCTCCAGCGGCGTGACGCGCAGATGCAGCATCTCCTCCGGCAGCACCCGGCGCGTATTGGCGCCGTCGCGGACCACGTAGAGGAATTGCCCGGTCTGACCATTGACGCGGATGCTCACCTCGCGCGGATCGAACCGCACCAGCTCGAAGGGAACCGGGCCGCGCGCCGGCCGGATTTCGGCATAGGCATTGCGGAACAGGGCCGCATCCCAGGTCATCTGCGCGCGCAGCTCGTAGGCAGTCGTTTCCTGGGTGATGTTGGCCTGCTCCCCGAGCAGCCGCGTCACCGGATGAGCGCCGAGCCGTTCCCGGCTGTCGTCGGGACCGGAGCGATAGACGAAGAACGGCAGCTGCGCGATGCTCTGCGACAGCACCGTCAGGCAGTCATAGACCTCGGGGATCTGGATGACCGTCTCCGCCGTCACCGAAGTGGTCTGACGGCCTTGCCCGGAATTCGTCCACCAGCGCTCATCGGCCGGGTTGCGGCCATTGCCTTCGCTGCCGAAGATGCGTGTCCAGAGGCTCATATGTGCATCAGCTCCCGGCCGGGATCGACCTCGATATATTGCACCGAAGGCTCCGGATTGAGGCTCATCAGCTGCACCGCGTTGAAGGCCGCCATCAGCGGATCGATCTTGGCTTTGCCCGCCACTTCCTTGGTGATCAGCACGGCGTTGCCGCGTTGCTCGGTCTTGGCGTTGCCGACGCACCAGGCCATCATATCCGTCCCGCCATGCCACAACGTGCCGTTCTTCAGCTTGCGCTCGGCCCCGTGGATCGCCGGCTGCATGCTCACGGCGCCCTGCCGCGTGGCCCGCAGCAGTTCGTCCGGGATCTGCCGCGAGACAATCTCATCGATGATTGCGGTGACGCAGGCCGGATCGAGGCCGATGCCGTCTTTCGCCGGCAGCAATTCGGCCTTCCAGATGCGCTCGACCAGGTCGGCGACGCCCTTCACGTCCTCGACTGCATCGTCGCAGAAGGTCAGATCGCCGGCCCGCTCGAAATCGGTGAGCCGCTCGGCGATGTCCTTGCGCAGCTCCAGCACGTCGCGCTGGCACCAGGCATGCGTCCACAGCAGCCAGTCCCGCGTTACACGGCAGCGGCCGATGACGGCCAGGCCGAGCAGATCATCCAGGCCGCCGCCATCGATGCCGATCGTCACCACGTCGGAGCGATCAAGCAGGCTGTCGAGCGTCAGCGACCTATCCGCCGCGGCGAGCCAGTAATCGGCGCCGCGCCAGCGATTGGCGTGCAACGCCAGGCCGATCTCGATATTGAGATGCTGCGAGGCCCAGCGCCGTTCTTCGGCCTCGCCCTTCTCGCGGGCCTGGGCATAATGGGTTTTCAGATCATCGAGATTGATCGACAGCCCGAGATTGGGCAGCACCATCGGCCAGTTCGCCGCATCCCGCCACGGCCTATCCTCATCGGCCTGCATCGCCTCGGGGAACTCGTAGAGGATCGGCAGCATCTTGACCCTGTCGGTGATCCGGCCGTCGCGCACGCCGCGGGCATAGTCCAACTCGGCACGGAACACGCCCGCCGGCGGCTGGTCGCTCTGCGTGGTGATGAACACCAGCAAGCCCTCAGGATTCGGCAACAGGCCGCCACGGATCTGACCGACCACGCGCGTGGCGTAGGATCGTTTCGACATCTCATGCAGCTCGTCCACCAGGACGAACACCGGCTTGACCCCGGTCATCACCGACGTGTCGAAAGTCTTGATCTTAATCTTGGCCCCGTTGGTCCGGTCCTCGATGGTCTTGATGTGCTCGCGCACATGAAAGCGCTTCTGCAGGTAGCCCTCCACGTCGGCCTCGATCATGCCGCGCGCTTGCTGGAAGGCGAGATCCGCAATGTCCTGCGTCGGACCGACGAACAGCAGCTCCGCATTCGGGCGCTCGTTCATGATCGCGGCGGTGATGACGATGCCGGCGCCGCCGGTGGTCTTCGAGTTCTTCTTCGGCACCAGCGTGAAGACCTCGGCGACATGCCGGGCCATCACTTCGCTTCCCTGCGGCCCCGGCCGCGGCGCCAGCGATCCGAAGGCCGCGCGGATGATATCGCGGAACCACTCGCCGGCCGCCTCCGCCATCGTCGGCTGGCCCGGCACGTCCGGCAGCCGCAGCAGATTGAAGATCGCCACCGCCCGCTCGGCCTCGGCCTGGTTCAGCGGCAGATCCGGCACCAGAGAGCGGCCCGTCTTCAGCCGCTCCACCCAATCAGGGCAGGCAAAATTCCACGCGCTCAATGCCGCACCACAGCAGCCCAACCGCCCTGATTGGGTGCGGTCCTGGCATCCGCAAGCGCCTGCTCTTTCTTGCCCAGCTTCGGCTCCGCCTTCGGCCTGATTACGGACCGCGGCGCCACGTCTTTCTCGCTCATCGCCAGCCAGGCTTTCATCGCCGTGACGTTGCCCGCCATGCCCGCCTGCCACAGCGCCTCGATCATCTCGGCCCGCTTAACCGATTTGCCTTCGATCAATTCGAAAGAAAAATATTCGGTGAGCGTCGGCACAGAGCAGCCCATCGCATCGGCGATCTGCTGCTGCGTCATGCCGGAGGCGCGCAGCATCGCGACGCGGTCGCGAGATTCGTTGGAAACCCTCATTTTCCTGCGGCCACGCGGATCCCGGTAAGGCGCCGGTGTCTCGCCAAACAAATCCTTCGCATCGCCGGCCGGCTGCAATTCAGCGCCGTCGCCGCCAGATTCGTCGGACATCGAAAAAAAACCTTTTTGTGGAGGGGCCGCCGGTCCGCAGGAAGGGCGATCGCCAGCGATTTGATACCCCCTAGGGGTGCAACCTCATGCCCTCACGATCTGATCGTCAGATCGAGGCCGATAGTCAGACCACCATCGTCTTACCATGAGCATGGTGCGGTGCTGGTCCCTGTCGGCATCGTGCGCAGCATTGGTCATGCATGCGGCCTCGTCAGCCTCGATAACTATGATGGCCTTAGGCTCCATCGTCACTGCCCACAAGGCCCTGCGCTCTGCACTGGGCTCAGGCAGAATAAGCCATGCTGCTGGCCAGCCCGGCTGCTTGGATAGCGCGCCAAGCATGGCATTGCGCTTGCGCAGCGCCATGTCGTGCCAGCGATCTCTTGCCCAGCCATGCACAGGCTCGCCTGACAGCTCATGCGCTATCGCATCCAGGTCGATGACCAGATCGGCACTATCCGCATGCTGGCGCACATAGTGGTTCTTGCCCGATGCCGGCGGCCCGCAGACGATGGTCAGCGGAATGGTCGAGGGCCGCAGCCAGTCAGGTCTATGAGAGGCCGGCTTGCCGCCATATACGTCGAGCCCGGCAGCGCGCGCCGCGATCTCTTCCTTCTGCTTCTGTCCGTCATGACAGGACTTGCAAAGCGTCTGGAACGGGCCAGACCAGAACTTCTCGACGTCGCCGCGATGCGGCTCGACATGGTCGCAGACCAGCTGCGAGGTGTCGCCCTCCAGTCGCCGGCATAGCTGGCAAGTGAACTGATCGCGAACCAGGATCGACCAACGCAGCTCCTGCCAGCGCTTGGTCTTGTGCAGCTTCCGCGTTTCGGTATCGGCTAGGCGGCGCCGATCGAGGGATCTCTCGTCTGTTGCCCGATGCAGCCTGGAAGGCGCCGTAGACAGCCGAGACTTAACCGCCTTGAGACGGCCCATAGATCAGTCCCAGTACTCCATATCGGCCTCGACCGCTTCGCGCGGGCTGTAGCCATCCGCCCTATAGTCGAGCCAGGCGTTCCGATCCTCGGTGTAGTCGGCAATCTCCGCATCAGAGAGATTGCTTGCGCGCTTCAGCTCGCCGCGCACCTCGGCCATGAATTCCTCGTCAGTCATCTCCGACGCTGGCAGTTCGGCTGACAATGTGAGGACAGGAGCGGGCTGCATGGTCATCGAAGATCATCCAGAATTGGCGCCCTGCCGAGACTACCGCGGGCCACAGATATTTATCCGTCTCGGCTCTTCACTCGGTCTATCCGGCGTATTACGTATTGTCCCAGCCATGCTAATGCTTCTAACCGCAAGCCAAATGGCCGCGCGAAATGGCGGCTTAGCGAGGATCGGATGATGTTTGGAAAAGGTGCGTTCGGCGTCTGAACGCGATTCGCCCGACGCCGAGCAGTCAACTGATTTCCCCAAAACGTCAATCCCCATTTTTCAGCCAGGGATGCGTCGGAGCGCCGAGGCCGCGCACGAAGTAGCGTCGAAGGACATGGAAACGGCTGTCGCTGTCGAGGCAACCTTCGACCACTTGAAGGCCCTCTATCCAGTCCAGATAGACCGTTCGCGCATACTCGACGACGTCTTCAGCGCAGCGCAGATGCTGCTCGCCTTGGGGCCAATGCGCGCGGGCAAGAGCCTCTGTTTCGCGGTCCGGCCAGTCGCCCTGAAAGGTCACGACGGTGCCGATCGCTTCCTTGCGGCTCCGCGCATAAATGCCTTTGTTTGCGCCCTTGCGGCCTGGAACCGGGACGCAGCGCAAGGGCATGATCATCGGGTTCCAGTCCGGCGCGCTGCGGCGTAGGCCATGCTCAATCACGAGAGCCCGATACTTCACCGGCATATCCCGGACAATCTCATGCACGATGATGGCATCC